TTCGAGTGCGGATCTGACGGCACACACGGCATCGTCCACCCTGTCGTACTTCTCTTTCTGCTCAATATCACTGTTGGCACCGACATATATCACGCCTATCCCTCCCGTTAACGAAGCTATTCTCTCTTTCACGAAGTCACGCTCGTGCTTAATCTTAGCATGGTCGTGTGCTACCCATAGCTCCTCGACCCTAGCCTTTATACTCTCTGGGTCTGTCTCGTTGCGAAGGATTATAGTGTTATCCTTGCCCACAATCACCTTCTCTGCCCTGCCTAGGTCGGACATTGTGAGTGTGCTAAGGTCATCGCCAAGGCTCTCGCTCATGAACTTCCCACCCACGCTGACGGCTATATCTCCCATCAACTCGTGCTGCTTGTAGCCAAACTGTGGAGGCATTATGTTACATATCTTCAGACCGCTCTTGACAACATTGGCCGCCAAGGTGTTCACCACCTGGTTTGAGCAGCTGCCAATAATCAGTAGTGGTTGTCCACTCTGTATCACGGGCTTTAGTATGCTCTCTATCGCCAACACGTTTGTAATCTCATGGTCTGTCAGCAGAATGTGAGCGTCCTCTAGGATGCACTCGTCCTTCTTCTGGTTGTTGACGAACATCTTGTTGGTGTATCCCTTCTCAATCTTTATACCGTCAGTCACCTCGTGGTACGTCTTCTCGGTCATGCTCTTCTCTACAGTCACAAGGCCGTTATCGCCTATCGCCCCATACACAGAAGCAATCACCCGACCTATCTCCTTGTCGTTGTTAGAACTTATCGTCGCCACATCAAGCAACCCTCGCTTGCCTAACTTCCTGGACATCTTCTTCAATCGCTTCACCACATCGTCAGTAACCTTGCCTATCTCTCTGATCACCTCAGTAGAGCTGACACTATCGTCAATGGCATCCATGCCCAACGATGCAATCGCCTCGGTCAAGACTATAGCCGTAGTCGTTCCATCGCCAGCACTGGTAGCAGTATTGTCCGCAGCCTCCTTGACCATACGTATCGCCAAGTTCTCTACAGGGTCTAATAAGTCTATGCTCTTTGCGACAGTCACCCCGTCCTTAGTAACAGTAATTCCCCTAGTGTGATTCTGACTCTCTATCAAGACAGTCTTACCCCTAGGGCCTAATGTAGACTTTACCGCCTTACTAATCTTTTCTATACCACTCTGAAGACGCTTGCGCGCATTTGAATCAAAGGTTAAATCCTTTGGGCTGTATCCTAATTCACTCATAATTTAATTTGATTTATAACAAAGGTAACAAAACATTCAAATAAAACACCCATGACGGAGTGTCGGTTTTCTCTCCTACTTTATATATATATATTTTTTTACTATATAAATATTATTTTTTTTTTCAGTAAAACGGTTTATTTTCTGTCATAGCTGTCATCTCTCTAATAATCAATAAGATAAGTGACACTAATACTGGAATATGTCTGGAATATAATAGTAAAAAGCGACATGAAACTATAGTAAAGACAAAAAAAAAGGAATCATAAGACTCCTTTCTGTATTGCCATAATAAAAAAAGACTACATATTTCTCATCATATCTGAGATCATATTTACCTTAGTGTCCCTAGCAATATTTCTTAACGTACTCAACTTAGTAGCATTTAAAGATTGAGCTTGACGTACAATCTTCTGAATACCAATCTGAGGCTCTGGGTCATTATTAATTAAACGACCATCCTTAATATTTAATCCTCCCATGTTAGACATCTCTATAATATTTTATGTGTATACTAATTAAACCTAAATAAAAAATCCACTCACCCATTGTATGATCCTCGTCTATTAAGTATATAGAAAAACCAAAACAAGGCCCTATAAAAAGACGATTAACAATTTCAATCTGATAGGATTCCATTAGAGCATAAAGATACAAAATTATATCAGATACATATAGTGTTTGGGTTCCCGCCCGCCCCGCGCGCCCGGCCAGGATTTCCAAACCGCTTTTTTTTTCGAGGGGGGGGTTCTCTTTTTATGTTTTCTTTCCGATTATTTTGGCGTTTTGAATGCCCCGCATCCCGCTGTTAGCCCACTCCCCACAGGCACGTTCCAAAGCTTGCGCTCCAGTTCACGCACATCGACAAAGCCCGCCAACAATACGATCCCCACTGACAAGTGATCCTTGTGTGAAGACAACAAAGAATGTCATGCGCCCAGAGGGGGCAGACTATCCCCGCTCCAGTTCCTGTCGCAGTAAACATATCCTGTAGTGCGTCTTCTATCTATAGCTTGAAACGATGCAATCCCTTGACAGATAAAGAGTTCAACAAAAAGTAAGTATTCCCAAACCCGCAAAGCCAGTGTGAGTCATGCAAATTTGGTCAGGTAAAAAAAAGGTCGTATTGTTACAGAGCTGTTGAGGCACGCCGTACATTGAAATATTGGAAATCGCAACGTAAAACACTGATTGTCAGCACTTTGATGCATGATAATCGTTAAATCCTTCACCCCGAGAGTCGGTTAGAGCCCGAGAGACGGACGGCAGAGTTAAAACTGCACAAAATCAGTTGCCATTATCCATGCCCATAAAACCGAGCGAGAGCTCGCTACGCCAGAGAGGTTATCTGAAGACTCCGAGAGGAGCATACCACAGGAATGTGGTGGGGCTATCTGGATCAAACGTAGGTTAGGAGGTAAGTATCAAGACTCTTCCATAGCAATGCCCGAAACCAACTGACTAGGTATCGTTTACCTAGTTGGTCATAACCATAAAAAACACAAATTATGAAAATTAGTATTTACAATCCATTCCAAAAAGAAAAAATCGCTAATGCGATAGAGAATCTTCCAAATGTTGATTTTGAAGTTGACTATGAATGGTATAGCGTTCGATGTTATTATGATAAAAAAGATGATGAGATAGCTGCTGCTGTACGTGGGTATTTGGGAGCTTTTTGGTACAAGAATACGGCTGAAGGTCGTTCAGAGATGCTTAATGATCTTAGAGATTACTGGATTCGCGTTAATAGAAGCTAAGGTATAAAACCCAGCCCCTCTGGGGGCGGTCATAACCATTAAAAACTAGAACACATGGAGACAATAGAATCCTTAAAAGCTAATGCAGAATTAGCAAGAATTAGTGAGATGAAAAACCTGATGATGCTAATAATAAGCAATTCAGGTGGAGCGATGTCGGAAGATGATTTTGATATTGGTAATATTACTGAGTCGAACCTCACTATTTGGGTACACAATAAGCATTTTAGTATCGGTGAGCTTATGTTCGAGGAGTGGGTAGAGGAAAACTTTTCATCCAGACTAAGAATGATAGGCAGTAAGAGTATCACTATTCTTGGATTAGTTTAGCTAATCTAAACCTAGCCCCTCTGGGGGCTTGGTCATAACCATTAAAAAACTAGAAAACATGGGCGAAATAAGAGAAATAAAAGGTCAAGAATTCATTGATTGGGCAATGAAAAGATTTAATTGGTCAAAGGAAGAAACAATTAAACACATGGAAGAAATAGACAAATCGAAAAAAAGTTCGGTAGTTTAGAAACCTAGCCCCTCTGGGGGCTTGGTCATAACCATTTAAAATTACTAGACATGAATATTCAAGAGATAAAGAGAAGAACTAAGAATACAGCCCCTTATTTTTTTAGTGCCAAAACATTAAAATTCTTTGGTCAAAAGATGTCAGATTTCAAAGTAAAAAAACTAAACGAAACCGAGTATTTAATTCATGCTCCGTCTTACTGTAACGAAAAACTAATGGGTAAATCGATGCATATATTTAACACAATCACCAACGATTTAAACTCGTGTAGCTTTATAGATGCTGACCTTGTAAAATAACTCTCGCCCCTTTGGGGGCGGTCATAACCATAAAACATAACAAAATGGAATTCGAAGATTATTCAGTAAAAGAGCAAAAAGAGATAATGCATAATGAGATTTTGGGAATGCTAGAAATTGTCAAAAACAATTACAAGATGTTAGATCGTGTGTATTGGGTTCTTAGAGATAATGAACTAGCAAAATATAAAAACAAGTAAAACCCAGCCCCTTCGGGGGATGGTCATAACCATAAAACATACTAAAATGTCAAATTTCATTATTATTGATCGAAGCAAAAAAGATAGTATATCTTTTATTTCAAACGTATTTAGAATCTCAGGATTTTCAATACCTCAAATTTCTAATGATCCAAAAGACGCAAAGTCGTTTAGCTCTAGATGTAAAGCTCAAAGTTTTCTAGATCAGATCATAGATCCAAACAATAATTTTTTTATAATCTAAAACATAGCAAAATATAAAAACAAGTAAAACACATCCCCTTATGGGGATGGTCATAACCATAAAAATCATTTATTATGAAAACTGTAAATAGAGAATCTTGGCTCCAGTTAGGAGTGCAAGAGCTATCAAGGGAAGTCTTTGAGCCTGTCGGGCTAAAAGTTCCTAAAGTGAATGTGTCGGTATCAATAATGAGTAGCGGAACGAGAAAACAAAAGAATCTCAGAATCGGCGAAAATTGGCACACATCATGTAGCACTGCGGGCAACCATGAGATATTCATGAATCCATTCTTCTTTGATCGCAAGAAGAGCTCCAGAACGCTAGACGTACTGGCTCATGAGCTGATACACGCTATTGACGATAATAAGCACGGACACGGCAAGGTATTTAGGGACATGGCAATCAAGATCGGCCTCACAGGCAAGATGAGAGCTACTGAGGCGGGCCCTGAGCTGAAAGCTAAGTGTGATAAGATTGTCAAGAAGATCGGCGAGTTCCCGCACGACATGATGACCACTTCAACTAACGCCAAAAAGCAAGGAACACGAAACATAAAAGTAGAGTGTAACTGTTGCGGATTTAGCTTTAGGACGAGCCAAAAGAACATCGACTTAATGCTCGATAGTGTCTTTGTAGATGAAGACATCGACTGTCTAGCTTGTGCAGATGGGTCACTTCAGGTCGTTTAAACGCCTCCATTCCCCCTTATGGGGGATGGTCATAACCAATTAAAATAAATATCATGGGAAAAGTCGACCAATTATGTATAAGCACAAAGACCCAATTCGAGCTCGATTGGGATAAGCCAATGATTATAAATGACATGGAGGCCAACAGGGGATACTATAACTTGATAATATCAATAAGGGACGTGTCGCTATGGACTAAGGGATTGAGGCCTCATCGCCACTGGAGACTGAAGCAAGTCAAGGACTACTTTGGATTAGCGGGTAGTGCTGAGAAAATCTTAGCCAGACTGAAAGACTTCAGAGATGGGAATCTATAAATCCTCGCCCCTCTGGGGCGGTCATAACCATTAAAAATCATTTATTATGTTAAATTTCAGCCAACTAGGTACACGATACCTAGCAAAATTAACCACCAAAGAACGAATTAAAAACTACAATGTAAGGTTCACTGTTAAAGGGGTAACAAGGTCGCAACCGAGCCTAATTGATAAGGATTACGATTGGATGCAAGTTCCTGTTATCTTTCAGTGTATTCACGATAATCGAGGCGAGGGTGAATTTATTTCTAGAATATACAGAGAGCCCGCAGATAAGATGGAGGTTGAAAAGTACAACAGAGAAAATGTTATGTACGTCCACGAGGGTAAGCATTCCCAAGATTGGGGTGATAAATCATTCAAGGCGAGCAGTCTCTCTATTTTTGACGAGGAAATAGAACATAAGATTAAGTATTCTGACATTCAAATCATTGAGAATATAACAAGAGGCTAGGTCGTTTAAACGCATCCCCTTCGGGGGATGGTCATAACCATTTAAAATCATTTATCATGGAATATTTAGTACACCCATCAGCGATAGTAGACAGAGCTCTAAGTATAGATGGATTCAAGCATATGATGTCTCAAGAGGAGGTTCAGTTTTCTGAATTAGTTGACACATCAATAGAAGTTGCTGAGGAATGGACTCTGAGTTGGGGCGATTACGGCTTTGGCTCATCTGACGGAACAGCTCTTTTAAAGGACTTCATTGATACAATTATTGGAAATCGTTCTGACAAATACAAGACAGCGTTTAATCCCTATTTAAGCGTTGTAAAGTCTTAAACACATCCCCTTCGGGGGATGGTCATAACCACTAAATTATTTAAAATGAGAAGAATCGATTATATCAAATATGAAATGTCTCACGGAGGCAGAGAAAATTATTTCCCCACAGGAAGAAAAAAAGATTACGTTGGGGATTGTGCGATTAGGGCTTGTGCTTTAGCTCTAGAGCAAGACTATATGAAAACACTTAGAGATTTATCAGATATAGCTATTAACGAATTGGGTAGACCTGATGCGAATTCAATATTCACTTTGACTGTTTATATGGAACGAAAAGGGTGGGAAAGAGTAAGTCTTATTGAAGACCGAAAAAAGAAAGTTATGTATAAGCACAAGAGTATCTTATCTGAAGATGAGAATTATATTTTTGATGTCAGGGTTGGATATGGCTCGCATTGGACTGCCGTTGTAAAAGGTGTTAACCGAGATACTTGGCTATGTCAAGATAAATATGCTCAAGGATATTGGAGGAAGATAAACTAACAAGTAAGGGGGGGGAGACCCCTCCTTCTTTTAAACATTAAAACATGAGATACATTATTCACAAATATTACGGAGGAGAGTATGAAGATGAAATACTTTATTCTGACTCCTTAGACAAAGCAATTGAACTTTCTTTTGGGGCAGAACATTTTGACATTACAGATTATAAAACTGGAAAAGTATTAGACATTCAAGACTAGCCATAAGTAAGTTTTAAAATCTTAAACGCATCCCTCTTGGGGGATGGTCATAACCATAAGGGTTAAAACGACTGATAAGCAATCGAAACATAAGGGAGTTGCAATACTTAATCGAATGAGTAATTGTCAAACGCTTATCGGGAGGACGTAAATGTGACAATTAATAATGCTTACGGAGATAGTATCAGAATTAGGTATTCAAAACCAAAAGTCAAGTAAGCTACAGACTGAGTCACCCTTTTAATAATTAAATTTATTTAAAATGAATGATATCGAAGAGATGCTAATGTATATGTATGAAGTTGACCGCAATAATTGTGTTATGAGAGATAAAGATTGGATCAGAGAGCTAGCACTAGCAATGACTGATCCCAAGTACAAAGAAAAATTTCTTGCAGAGTATGACGAATATGTTAAAGCCATGAGGGCATGAGTAATATTGAAAAGATAGAGGAACAATTCCCAGACCTCGAGATTTTACAGGCCGACGGGTTTGACCGAGCAATAATCGGGCTAGAACCACTTAGTGGTAAATTAATCTACGACATTAATAAAATGGTAGATATACTTTTAGAGGATGGTCTATCTGAAACAGATGCAATTGAACATTTAGACTTCAATGTACTTAACGCTTATGTGGGTGAGAAAACACCACTATACATTCACACTATAGGTTGAAGAAGATGCGTTTAAACACCCTCCTATTTTTGGGAGTGGTCATAACCAATAAATTTATTTAAAATGATAACAGTATATTTTGAAACACCAAAACATTCTTACGCAGAAAAAGTAGCAACCTTTAATAGTGAAGAGACATATATTTCCTGTCTGAAGGCTTTAGAAAAAGAAGCAAAAAAACACAGAATGGTAGTTACAGAATCCGTTTATGAAGAGGGATTTGATGAGAGGATAAGCTTAGATGCATTTAACGAAGTAGCCTCACTACCTCCGCAGAGGTGTGTAGACACAACCTTAGCTCTTGTCATGAACATCCTGACGATTCACCAAGAGGCGGGAGAGATGTCTGATGCCCAAGTTAATAGGGTTTATGAATACATAGCTCAGATGCTTTACCCAAAAAATGCAGAATAGAGCTCGTTTAAACACCCCCCCTTTTTTAGGGGTGGTCATAACCAATTAAAATTATTAAGATGAATAATGAAGATATGCTAATTGCCAATTTTATGGAATGCGAATTCCACGATGATGGAAGAGTACAATTTACCACAAATGTGGATGACTATGTAACAGAAAACCCAATGTGGGACACATCTTGGGATTGGCTTATGCCAGTAGTCCAAGAATGTAAATGTGTTGAAGAAGCCGATTATGTCCTAATAGATGCTATTGATTTTTCACTATGCAATAACGATTTGCTTGGGGTATACGAAGCCGTAGTTAAATTTATTAAAGCGCAGAAATTATGACAGACAGAGAAATTGATATCATAGATGCAGTCGGTGAATATGTCGACAGAAAGTTCGGGGATAAAGCCTATTCAGGCGAGAGTTATACCGAAGAGGCCCAAGACTATTATAATGAACTGCTTGACAGGGTAGAGGATGCCTATGAAGATAAAACCGATTGTAATCATTGCTATTACGACTCGACTTGTATAGATGGGGAAAATGGCGACTTGGTAATGATGGGACATTATTGTTCCGACTCCAAGAGTCCAGACTTAGGCTCATCACACATTCTATTGAATCGAGAGGAAGAAGACCATATGGCAAATGATTTAAGCGAATATATCGAGCCGTACACGCTTGCATCAATTGACGATGTAGCAAAAGAAATGTATCAGGACGAGATGGCAACACTAACACTTAAAAAAGCTTTAGGGTTATGAAAGAAAACTTCCAGAAGTCCGTTGCACTATTTGTGGCAACTGTTTTGATCGTTATGACATTTGTCGTTCCGATGTATGTTTGTTCAATATTAAAAAACTTATTTAACCTATGAACACATTTTTACATTCAGATTGGCTAAGCACGTTTGACGCAGTAATATTCACTATAGGATTCATGCTGATTCTTTTCGTCTGGTGGGTAGACAGAGACCAAAGACCTAAGTAATGTATACGCTAGGGTTTTTACACGGAGTAATTTTTGGTGGTTTAGTAGTTTTTATCGTTCTTTATAGAACAAAAGAGTAATCAAGTTAAATATATAGTTATGGAAAATCCAATTAACGAAAAAGAGTGGACAGAGTTTGAGGACGACCTCCACTTTGATCTGGACTTTAATTCACAAGTCGTTTATCAGTCTATGGAGATACACGAAGACTACTCCGACTATGGAGGATCGGCAGACCAAGTATCTGTAAGAGTTATAGATGTTGCTGTGAAGATCAGCGTAGGTGAAGAAAAAATGATTGTTCCTGTAAGAACATCTTTTAAGAAAGAGCTTAGAGAGATGTTAGAAGAGTATCTAACAAATCAAGTTAGAGGAGATTATTGATTGAGACCAAGTCTTAGTCTGTTGCTGTCTATGGTACGTTTGTGGTTAGACGAGAGGTTCGATTCCTCTGACAGCTCAACGCATGGTGCGTTAATAACCAATAAATTAAATTAAATTAAAAATTATGGGACGTTATTATAGTGGTGACATAGAAGGCAAGTTTATGTTTGCAGTTCAATCAAGTCAATCTGGCGAAAGATTTGGAGCAGTTGAAGAAGAATCGGTATACACTCCATACATAGTGTATAGAGAAAATTATTCTGAAATCCAGCAAGAGCTCGATGATATAGTTAGCACAGGATCAGTTAAGAAGGTTGATGACTTTTTTGATGAACTAAGCAAGAATGGAGGTAGGGGCTACAACGATTCTGATTTGGAAGAGGCGGGTATTTTAAAAGATGATATGTCGCAGTGGGCTGACCATAGACTAGGTAAACAAATCAAGGATTGGTTTGATAACAATCCTGATGAAGATGAATTAAGATTTGAAGCAGAGCTATGAGTAATAAAAATGAAATGAATCAGTTTATCCGTATAGCTATGGCTAGGATCAGATCGATTTATAAGTTCAAGCCCCAACGAAGGGCAATAGCGAGTAGGATGTATGTTAAATGGTTAAAATTAAAAAAATGAAACAATTTAGATTATTGTTCGCACCGACGTTGCGAAATTCAATAGCCGTCAGAGAGTGTGTGATGGTGAGAAAAGCAGAAAGCATGAGTCAGTTGGTACAAGAGGAATTTACAGTTCCAAATCCATTGGAGTGGACTCTTGAAAACATCGAGGAGATATGAGGGATATTATTCAGCAGACAAAAGACTGCGAAAAGCAGTTTCCAGAAACATCGCAAGCCTTCAAAGATATGCTTGGCGAGATGTACGACACCTTCTGTGGAAAGATGCTCGACTATGGTTCTAGCAACATTGCTTTAGGTCGAGACCTGTCAGACGAGGACAACAAGAAGATGTCCTTAATGGGTATCTGGTTTAGGTCAAATGACAAGATGGCAAGGATAGAGAATATTGTTAATAAATCCAATGTTCCTAACCACGAATCTTTGCATGATAGCTATCTAGATTTGGCTAACTATAGCGTTATTGCTACGATTGTCAAGAATGAAAAGTGGGGAAAATAAACTTGGTCATGAAGTTAATAACCCTTAGATTTGTATAACAATTTAATTAAATAAGATGCATAAATTCAATAATGAGAATCCTGTAGAGGAGAAGCCAATAGAGGTCATTCGAGACCTGTTTACTCTTTTTGGAGAGATAATAAGCAAAGAAAATGTTTAGTATTGATCAGCTTTGGGATCAAGCCATCAAGGATGGAAATTCCGCAAGACTAGATGCGGGCGAAACAGAGTCCTTAATTTCTTGGGGCGTAAAGTTCAAGCGTTATTTAGATTGGAACCAAGAATATTGTTATGAGCTCATTGTTGCGTATGAGGGTGACATGTATAAAAAACTACCAGAGCTACACGAACACGTACTTAAAGAGTATGGGTGGAAAAAGGGTGTGTTGTCCCTTGCTTTAGCTAGGTGTAATGACAAGATCAGAACATACAAGGCTAGAATTAGAAACGTAGACGGAACACCTAAAGCTGACAACAAGAAGTATATAGACACCGCTTCTCGAGCTTTAGAAAACGCAATAAATAAATCACAATCAATTCAATTAAAAATCAATAATTATGAGTAATACTAAATCTGTTTTTCAGACGCTATCTGAGGTTAGTGTCAAATCTAAAATTGAACGCAAGGGTAACCTTGATTATTTGTCTTGGGCAAATGCATGGTCAATGCTTAAAAAACTATATCCCAATGCCCAGCGAGTGGTTTACGAAGACCCCAGCACTGGACTTAATTTTTTTACTGATGGCAGAACAGCTTATGTTAAGGTCGGGATTGTTGTTAAGGACATTGAGCATATTGACTACCTTCCAGTAATGGATTATCGTAATAGTGCGATATCTATAGAGAAGGTTACGAGCTTTGAGGTAAACAAGACTATTCAGCGTTCAACTGCTAAAGCTATTGCTTTACATGGTTTGGGATTGTCATTGTGGAGTGGTGAAGACATTCCTGTTACTACAGAAACAAAAAAGGAAGACAGCAAGCTGAAGGTGATCACTCTTGATGTAGACGACGACAACTACAATAACCTAGTCATCCCTTTTATTAAAAAGAACGTGGAGCTCGGTCTTGAAGAAATTGTCAAAAGACTTAAGACTAAGTACAAAATAAAGTCTAGTGTTGTCAAAGATTTAGATTCTAAACTTGAAGAGTTCTTAAATGACAAGTAAGATGGAAGATGTCCTCGCCTCGCTTGGAGACGACTCTAAATACTATGGAGAGTATGGTCAGCAGTTCTTATCCAACTCTGACATTGGAACTCTTTTGAACAACCCCAAAGAGTTTAGAAAGCCACGCCCAGAATCCAAACCTCTATTGGAGGGTAGGTATTTTCACACAGCAATACTAGAGCCAGATAAGTTGAAGAACTTTACTCTAGTAGATTGTGCCTCTAGAAACACAAAGCTTTACAAGGAGGCGATAGAGGAGAGTGGTGAAGAGATGCTTATGCTCACTAAAGAAGCTGAGGAGATTGATTCATTGACCAAGAGTATGATAGGCAACTATTCTTTTTACGAGTCTATCTATGCTGAGGGCAACGAGTTTGAAACTCCAGGCATTCAAGAAATCAAGGGCCATATGTGGAAAGGTAAGTGTGATATTATTATGCACAAGGACGAAGTCCTAATCGACCTCAAGACTACTGGAAAGCTCGATGATTTCCGTTTTTCAGCTAAGCGCTATAATTATGATAGCCAATGCTTTATATATGAGAGAATTTTTGGAAAGCCTATGATCTTTTACGTTATTGAGAAAGGCACACACCGACTTGGTAAGTATACACCATCGGTGGATTTTATCAGAGGCGGAGAGCAAAAGCTTGAGAGAGCTTTGGAGGTGTACGGCAAGTTCTTTGCTGAAGACGCACCTGAAAATGTAGACAATTATTTTATTTCGGAAGTATTGTAGGGAGTGCCCACCTCTACAATCATTATATAAATGGGCATAAATTATATTAATATGGCAGAAGATAAAATATTTGCTGATGGATTTCTTTTTAAGAAAAGAGAGTCTGCGCCCGAATGGGTCGTTGGTTCTATAAGCGTTAAGGTTGATGAGGCGATTGGCTTTTTAACATCTAACGCTAAGAACGGATGGGTAAACTTAAATGTCAATCAATCTCGTGGTGGTAAATACTACATTGAGTTGGATACATTTGTTCCCAAGAAGCAAGAACCCAGTTCTACTAAAGAAAAAGAAGTAGACCTACCATTCTAATTTATGGGGGGTGTTTAAACACCCCCCTTTTAAAAAATTAATTATTATGCATGAAGGAATAATAACCATATTCAGAAACATCAAGGAGACAGAACAACCTTTCTTCAGGGCCGTGGATGCAATCCTTGAAAGAATCCGCAACGGATCATCCAAAGACCTGATCAAAAACATCAGAGCTCTAAAGGATAAGTCAAAAATTAACGAGCTAAAGCAAGAATTACCCGCAATTTGTTTCTCTGGCAAGTTTACCAAGCGATCTGACGGCTCTATAGCCTCACATAGTGGCTTTGTGTGCTTAGATTTCGATGGATACGCTAAGCAAAAGGAGCTTTTAGAACAAAAAGAGGTGCTTTCTAAGAATAAATATGTGTATTCAGTCTTTATCAGCCCTTCTGGAAAGGGATTAAAGGCGTTAGTGAAAATACCTCAAGACATTGATAATCACAGGAATTACTTCAACTCCTTAGAAAATCACTTTAAGTCGGAACACTTCGATAAAACCAGTAAAAACATCTCTAGGGTCTGTTATGAGTCTTACGACCCCTTGATTTATATCAATGCCACGTCAAGTGTCTGGACGAGTCTTGAGGAGCAGACCTACGAGGAGCTCGACAAGTACAGAGACAGGCCTACCATCCCTATTACTGACGAGAATAAGATTGTAGACATACTACTAAAGTGGTGGGACAAGAAATACCCTATGGTTGAGGGTCAAAGGAATCACAACCTGTATGTCCTCGCCGCAGCTCTCAACGATTTTGGTGTCAATAAGTCTTTGGCTGAGTATGTCACCTCCAACTATCAGACAAAGTCTTTCCCTCTGTCTGAAATTAAAAGAACTATTGATAGTGCATACGCTCAATCTCAGAAGTTCGGCAGTCGCTACTACGAGGATGAGGAAAAGCTCTTTCAGATAAAGACAAAGCTCAGAGGTGGAGTGCCAAAAAAAGAAATCCGTCATCAATTAGAAGAGTCCAATGTGGATGGCGGGATAATCGACTCAGTGATTTCTAGAATTGAGGAGGAACAATCGAGTCAAAAGTTTTGGACTAAGTCAGATAAGGGCACTGTTAAGATAGTTCACATACTGTTTAAACAGTTCCTTGAAGACAATGGGTTTTATAAATACAACCCAGAGGGCAGTAAGAACTATGTGTTTGTGAGGGTAACGAACAACCTTATTGACCACGCTTCGGACAAAGAGATTAAAGACTATATACTAAACTATCTTTTAGATTTAGAGGATGCGTTGATTTATAATTACTTTGCTGACAACACAAGATTTTTTAGGGAAGACTTCTTGACCCTTTTGTCCTCTATAGATGTCTACTTCATTGCCGACACCAAAAATTCGTGCTACTTGTACTACAAGAACTGCGCCCTAAAGGTTACGAATCAAGAAATCACAAGCATAGACTACATTGACCTCGGTGGCTACGTATGGAAAGACCATGTGATTGACAGGAATTTTGATGTTGAAGAAGTCAAGCACTGTGATTTTAAGCAATTTGTTGAAAACATATCTGCCCAAGACGTAAAGAGAATCAAAAGTGTGGAGAGCACTCTTGGTTTTTTGATGCATGGGTATAAAGATTTGTCATTTTGCCCCGCAGTAATAATTAATGACGAGGAAATATCAGCCGATCCAGAAGGAGGGACAGGTAAGGGCCTTTTAATGAACGCACTGTCGCAGATGAAGAAGGTAGTGGTCATTGACGGAAAGGCTTTTACTTTTGAGAGATCGTTTGCATATCAGTTGGTCTCGGCAGACACTCAGATACTTTGTTTTGACGATGTCAAAAAGCACTTTGATTTTGAAAGGTTGTTTTCTGTAGTCACTGAAGGACTAACCTTGGAGAAAAAAAACAAGGACGCAATCAAGATTCCTTTTGATCGTTCTCCGAAGGTTGCAATTACAACTAATTACGCAATAAAGGGCTCTGGAAATTCTTTTAAAAGAAGGAAGTGGGATCTTGAGCTGACTCAATACTATAACAAAACATTTACTCCCCTTGATGAATTTAAGAAATTAATGTTCGGTGATTGGGACGATAAAGAGTGGGGGCAGTTTGATAATTACATGATTAACTGTTTAAAATCTTACTTGACAACAGGATTAGTGAAAAGTAATTTAGTAAATGCTAAAAAGAAAAAATTAATTCAAGAAGCAGGTGAAGACTTTGTTGATTGGTGTGGCGTAATTAATGATGCTTCTGAATCAGAATATATTTTAAAACTTGACACTAGAGAGAAAGTATACAAGAATGATTTATATCACGACTTTATTCAAGATTATCCTGACTATTCCAAGGGGGGTAAGATGACTATTTCTAGGTCTAAGTTCAACAAGAATATTGTTGCTTACTGTGATTACAGAACAGGCGTAGATCCTGTGGACGGAAGAGATAGCAAGGGGAGATGGATTAGATGTAGAAATAAACATGAGCTAGAAAAGGAAACTAAATTTGAATTTTAATCTATATAATTATGAAAACAATAAATCAAATCGACAGAATCGCATCAAAGCTGATCATACTTCAACAATGTCAGCTTGAAATTATGGATGAATTAAAGGAGACTCCTTTGTATCGTCAAGACATAAAGTTTCATGTCAACAAGCTGGAGTCTCTACTTGAGGATTTTTTAAAGAAAGCTTTAAATCAATTAGATAGTGACGAAAAAGAAGACTCTTTTGTCACCCTTCAGAAGGGTGTATCGAAAATTGTGGAATCAACTTTAGAAGAGTTGTTCATAGAGTCGGCTCGTGTTAGAGCTTAGACCCTATCAAAAAGATATTATCGACAAGGGGTCTTCTGTTCTTTTGCGGAAAGGTTTTGTTTATCTAGCAATGGAGGTTAGAACCGGGAAAACTTTAACGAGTCTAGGTATTGCTCAAAAACTAGGAGCCAAGAATGTTTTGTTCTTAACTAAAAAAAAGGCTATATCTAGTATTGAACATGACTATAGCCTCCTTAATCCTGAATATAATATATCTGTAATTAATTATGAGAGTATGCATAAGCTCCCAAATATAAAATGGGACATTATAATTGCTGACGAGGCTCATGGTATGGGTGCATTCCCAAAGCCCAGCAAGAGGGCAAAGGATTTAAATAAACTAATTTATAGGACAAAAGCGAGGGTAATACTTTTGTCTGGAACCCCAACCCCAGAGTCTTATAGTCAAATGTATCATCAAGTATATGGGATTGCTAACAACCCTTTCTCTAAGTACAGAAACTTCTATGCCTTTGCTCAAGACTATGTAAAATTAACTTCAAAACGTATAAACGGATACGAAATCAAGGATTATGGGGGTGGGTTAAGGCATATTTTAGACGTTATGGCCCCCTACACCATCTCATATAGCCAAGAGGAGGCAGGATTTGTCGTAGAGACCACAGAAAAGGTACTTGAAGTATCACTTCAACCCTACACTTATGCTATTATGAATCAATTAAAGGCAAAATTAGTGGTTGAAGGTAAGGAGGAGGTTATTTTGGCAGACACCGCAGTTAAGTTAATGATGAAGATTCACCAGTTATCTTCTGGGACAGTCAAGTTTGAAAGCGGAAACTCTAAAGTGATAGATGATACAAAGGCTAGGTTCATAAAAGATAAGTTCACCAATCAAAAGATAGGCATATTCTACAAGTTCAAGGAAGAACTCAACGCTTTAAAGTCTGTATTTAAAGATAAGTTGACTGAGTCTGTAGAGGAGTTTGACACCACAGACAAGTCTATCGCCTTACAGATTGTGTCTGGTCGAGAGGGTATTTCTTTACGGATGGCAGAGTCTTTAGTGTATTACAACATTGACTTTAGTGCCACAAGCTACTGGCAATCAAGAGATAGGATGACGACCAAAGATCGATTAAGAAATAATGTGTATTGGATTTTTGCCAAGGGAGGTATTGAATCAGACATATATAAGGCTGTAACAAAAAAGAAGGACTACACCTTGAGTCACTTCAAAAGAGATTTGTTAAATTTACAAGCATGACAGAACAAGCAATACAGAACAAAAGAATCAAACAGCTTGAAGCTGATGGCTATTATGTTCTGAAGCTGATTAAGACTAATAAGAATGGTATTCCAGACTTGATTGCAATTCCTGCAGATTGTGGCGTGATATTCTCAGAGGTCAAAACTCCAAAGGGAAAGCTTTCTGTTTTGCAAGAGTACAGACTAAAAGAACTAGAGAACCATGGCATTACTACAGAGGTCTTCAGAGGATAGGGGATATATAATAGACGACGAGTTTCTGCTCCAGGTAAAGTCGTATAGCTTACACCTGATAGTTAGAATCGCGAAGTTCTTAGATAGGACAATATCTCAAATTAAATATAATGATTACGAGATACAAACGCTAGGTTGTGTTATTGATGACAACCCAGACAACCCCTTTTACTTTACTGTAGAAGTATACAAAGATGATTCGGGAATGGTTACTTTTTATAACCTAAAAGAAATATATTTAGATAACTACTTAGATTTAATTAATTCAAATTGCTACTTAGATGAAAGAATGGGATAACACAGAGGCTATTGTAAACAAAGTCTTTGGCTTAAAGCTAGTTACGGAAACTCGTCAGCGACCTTATGTCGAGGCAAGAGCCGTGTTTTATAAGCTCATGAGAGATGTTTATAAAAAACACTTACAGACGATTGGGAAAAAGACAAACAGAACTCACGCATCTGTAATAAATGGAGTTAAAAACGCTAGAGATTGGATAGAGATAGACAATTGTTTTAGGAACAAATACAACGAAGCTTTGAGTTTGGTTGACTCTTATAACAAGACATTTGAGGCGTATCTTCCTGAAGATGAATTAGCTGAACAAAACTTTTTATTAAAACAAAAAATAAAATTATTAACTTTGCAAGTGAATGTTCTTCAAAAAAGCATAGACGCAATGGAACACAAGGGGCAACCTTTTAAAGATTTATTCAATAGAATAGAGCATCAATTTAGTGATGATTCAGAGCTTGCCAATGGTTTAATTAATAAATTTCTTAATGGAATATCTGTTTGAAAATATCGAAGAAGTGCTAGAAAAAAGATGGTGTAGTAAATGTAAGATTGACTACTTACTGCATGTAGACGCCATCATGTATACCAACTTAGGAACTGACTCTACTGATGCAGATAGAGACAGAGTAAAGAGAAAGTCAAGAAAAATTTACAATAATATTAAAAAAATAGATAGGGAAATTGGAGAAAGATTCTTATCTTCAATGGATAAATTGTAACACAATGCCTTTTAGCCGTTTAGTAAACCCTCAAGTGATATACATTAACACGTTAATGAAGGAGCTAAACTCTTTGAATGACGACCTGTACGAGTCTTTAATGGACTCAGAGCCAGATAACGCAAGAGCAACGGCTAAAGCTCTTGTGAGTCGCCTAGAGGATGTTATACAAACACTAGAGCGTGGGTAGGAAGTTTGAGGGTACGACCCGGCTGAGGCTAAAAGAAGATGAGCATAAATTAATTATGGATCATCGCGCATTAAAAGAAGAGTGTGAGGCTGTAGGCGTGCCTCTTAATAATGTAAATCATTACTGGTATAAAGGCAAAAGCTTTTCTCTTCATGTAAAGAATGATGGTGTATCATACCAAGAGATAAGAGAAGACCTACTAAAAGAACTCAAAGCCTACTCCCCTAAATACAAGAAGATAGAGAGGAAAAAGTCTTCGGATCCACATTGCTTAGTAATAGACCCTGCAGACATACATATAGGAAAGCTATGTGATTCCTTTGAAAGCGGTGAGGATTATAATTCTCAAATCGCGGTCTCTAGAGTTATAGAGGGAGTACAAGGTATACTTGACAAGGCTTCTGGTTTTAATATAGACAAGATTGTGTTCATCGGAGGCAATGACATTCTTCACATCGATACGCCTAAGAGGGCAACCACCGCAGGGACACCTCAAGACACGGATGGGATGTGGTACAGTAACTTTCTTATTGCAAAAAAATTATACGTGGAAGTTATAGAGCATCTTCTAGGTGTTGCTGATGTTCACTTTGTATACAACCCCTCCAATCATGACTATACAAATGGCTTCTTTTTAGCTGACGTTATACAGAGCTGGTTCAGAGCAAGCCCAAACATTAAGTTTGATTGCTCTATTGCTCACAGAAAATATTTACAATACCACAACAACCTTATAGGAACTACTCATGGCGATGGCGCAAAGTCTCAAGACTTACCACTGCTAATGGCTCAAGAGTCTCCAGGTTCATGGTCAGAAACTAAGCATAGATATGTCTATACACACCACGTTCACCACAAGGTATCTAAAGACTACATAGGAGTCACTGTAGAGAGCTTAAGGAGTCCAAGTGGCACAGACTCATGGCATCATAGAAATGGATACCAGCACGCGCCTAAAGCTGTGGAGGGATTTATTCACCACCCAGAACACGGGCAAGTTGCTCGACTAACTCACTTGTTTTAATATGAAAAAGAATTTAAGGGTTTTGTTATTAATCGGAATTAATATATTATTTTGGCTCTCTCTAATACGGCTTTGCTCAAAAGTCTTTGAATAATTAAATTAAATACAATGGAAGAAGCAATTGACGTTTTATATAATAGATATAAGACCTATGGTTATGTAACAGATGAGGATGTTGATCGGTTAAAGAAAAAGTATAATGAACTTCACCCTAAAGTAATCAACTCTATAAAGTACGTCCAGACAACTACGTGAAGTACATAGTAAGGTATATGCTGTACAGACAACTAGACCCTAAAGCTTATTGGGAATTAAGGGAAAAAACTTTTGAAGACAAAGAAGATGCTAGTATCTTCATATCTAATATAAGTGAAAATGTCGCTGTTAAAAATATTTCTATTCAACCCGTTCCTTAAAGATATTGACTTTGCATCGGCTGTACCGCAGTTCGGGGATATATATTAGGAGTTCAGCGATGAACTGTATGCTGATGTAAAAATAAAGAGGGAGCGTTTAAACGCTCCCTTTTTTAATTAAAAAAACTATTTCTAGACTTTTTAGACCTAGACTTCCCAGAGCCAAAGAAACTACTGCCTGATCCAGACCTTTTTGATCGTTTAGGAGGGGCTTTGTAATTATACTCAAGGTCTTTCATTTCCCTCTTCCTTCTAGCTTCTTCTTTCTTTTCCTCTTTAATCGCCTCTCTTTCTTTATAGCCTTCGGACTGAGAGCCAAATGTTCTTTCCCATAAGCCCCTATCATACCTTTTCATATCGGTCTCGTTGTCATACTGACCCAGCTTCTCTTTCTTTATCTGAGAATCAGATTTAGGTTGAGGTCTATACGAAGAACTAATACCAAGTACGTCGTATATGTTTTCTTCACTAAAGTCTCCTTGGAAAAAGTTTGAAAGTCCAATAAATGGATCAAATTGAACCCCTAACGTAATCTCAACTAGAACCCTTACAGCGCTACTTAAAGACTTAGACTGACCATCCTCCTTCTCTTTCTTTGACAGCTTAGCTAGCTTATTAATTTTTCTTAATACTGAAGCAAAAGGATTTACTACATTATCAACTGGCCTACCCCCCTTTCCGGTCATCTTATTTACGGCCTCTTCGGCAGAAGCTCCGAAATAAGGAATCTGATATATAAGATTAAGACCTATCATTGCTTCCTTCATCTTAGCTAAGGCCTCTTCCCTATCTTCATCTTCACCTTTAATAAACTTAGCTATGTTGGCCGCCAATGCAAACATTACGTTAGCTACTCCAAGATTAAGAACAAGACCCCTAACGCTTTTAGCCGATGGATTCTCTCTCTTGCTTACCGACCTTAATATATTGGTTGTTGATTGCATAACCTTATTCATCTGCAAGAATAGCGTGCTCCCGAACATGGTAAAACCCCGAACTAAAGAGTTGCTATTCATCTGTAAAGGTATCTTATCAGTGCTTCGTCTTGATTGCTGAGTGGCATTGTAGTCCTCAAACTTTGCAAGAGCATCAGCCTCACTCATTCCATTAGCGATATCTCTATTGTAGTTAATCATATAGCCCATAACTCCAAGTATGTCACCAAGGACAGTAGGACTACCAGCCGCGGCTTTTAAAATTTTAAAAGCTTTATTTTTTTGTGATTGAGATGCGGGCTTATAAGTTACTGAACCTGTCTCAAGACCGTATACATCTCCTTCTAGACCTTTAAGTAGACGTTCCTTAAACATTGGAGACATATTCCAAGCTTTTTTTATTTGTGAAGGCATCGTAACTGCAACTTTAGCTCCGTCAACCATAAACATTAGAAGGTCAAGGCCTGGAATTTTTGATTTCCCCTTGCCTCTGTACGAGTAATCCTCAAAAGCGTTTACAAAAGACGTAGACTGCTTTAGGATTTGTACAGCTTTAAAGGCTAGAGCAAACCCTGTGTACTTAGTCATTAATCTATCGACAATGTTTGACTGAATTGCAGACTTTCCTCCATTAGGATTAACAGCGAAGTTTATTGCATTCTTTACAGCGCTGTTAAGACCGCTCTCGTTTAGCAGGGTATTAACAGACTTAAACTTAAATATAGAGTTCATCTTCTTAACCCCCTTAGCGTATGCCTTATACCTCTCGATAGTCTCAAAGTGATTTTCAAGAGTTGAGGTAAAGTCTGAGCCTCTAAGGTCTACATCTCCCGTTAGGTCAATCCTCTCTTTTAAAGCGGGAGCGGTCTGGGCATTAAACACACCGCTAAAGTCTCCATTCTCTAGTAAGTCAGCATTAACTTTAGTTTGAATGGTTTGAGTTGGAAAGTAGTCATCCACATACCCTAGGTTTACATTATTAACATCAGAGTAAACCTCATTAGTTTTTTCAAAGTATTCTGTGCTTAAGTATTCTACAGTCTTGTTAACAAACTCAACTACTTCTTTGCCTAGAATAGCTTCAATTTCCTTTAGTTTCTTATCAGTAAGCCCTTGAGCGAGTAGCTTTTTACGTTGAATTTCATTCTTACTAAGGGCATATAGCCTCATAAGTTGGTCTGCATTAAACTCGGTGCTAGAAAGAGATACGCCTCTTGAAGTCTTAAGGCCTGTTATTTTATGGACACCTGTAGCGAGTTTTCTTTTAATATCCTTATAGCTGTTTATACCGTCAATAGTCTTTGCTATTTCGTCCATCTTGGATCGAGTTCCTTGAAGCCCCTTGGTGTACGCACTCTCCATCCTATTGAGGGCGTCGTATACATTCTTTTTGAAAAATGAACCAGCCTTATCAAGGCCGTTGGCAAGTGTACCCAAGTGCTTTAAGTTATTACCTATAGATTGAATCATCTTTCCCACCTTAGTATAAGAAAACTCCTTAGCGTATTTATTTATAGCATCACCTAGACCTTCGCCAAATAATTTAATGCGCCTAGCATCTCTATCAGCATCTAGTTGATTTTTATCCTTTGGTTTGCCGTCGTCAAAAAGCTCCGAGTAGCCATCCTCAATATTTTTGTCAGCTTGATTCTGAACTTCTCTAACTTCAGCCCTGAACGCATCAAGTTTTTTCTTAAGCTCCAAGCGGCCACCCTCTTGACCTCTTTTAACGTCTTCGAGCAATTGCTCAACCTGCTCAAGGCTCATGTCTCTAAGGCCATCTACAGACTCAAATATCTCTGAAGCATATAGCTGAGACTTTTCTTTATTTGTTAATTCTGAAAACTCTTTCTGTAGTATTGTGTCAATATCAGGAAATAAAGATTCCTTTATGCTTTCAGAATCAATCTTCACGGGTTTGCCATTTACCTTTGCAAGAACCTTATTCAGCACAGTCTTCATGACCTCAAAGAACTGCTGGCTGTCAGCGTCTACAGACTTTGATTTCTTTGCAGATTTAGAAACTCTTTTAAGAATATTATTTATTAAAGTATTCTTGTATTTACTTTCAGACTTATTGTATACACTGGCCATGTAATCCATAAAGCTATTTATAGACGAATCGTTAAGGACATCAACCTTGGCAAGTCTATTTAATATCCTTTGAGCCTGCCCGTTTGTTATAGAGCCCTTCTTAACTAGAGCCTTAACATTTTCAGTTACTAAATTAGTAGCTTCTTTTATGGCTTGTTGTGCAGTCTTAGCTCCTTCTTGTAGATCATTTAGTCTCTTAATGTATAATTTTTTATCTGTTGTTGTTATCTCCTTACCAAAGTTAGAATCAAGAGACGCTTTAGATGGTGAAGCTTTTTCCTTTAAGCCAAACTCTTTTCTAAGCTCTCTTACAGCCTGCTCTCTTACAATATCAGTTGATTCTTTATAGACTTTAGAGTTCTTTAAAAGCTTAAGTGCGCTAGGGAATACATCTTTAATGTTTACAATTTTTGTAGATCCCCTAGAAGGGAATGCGGACATTTTGTTTTTATAATTATTTTTTGCTTTAACTGTTATTCTTTTTATAAGATTGTCTATCTGTTTTTTTACGCTATCAGAACCAGGGACAAGGTCTTCTGTTATTTTGGCTTTTGTATCAGCCTCGATACCTGCCATTGCTTCAGACACAACATCAGATTCAAATCCTCTTTTTTCTAGCACTGCCTTTATAGCTATTTCGGAGTAACCAAGACCTCTTGCTTTCTCTACAAATGTTCTTACCTCCTCGTCAGATGAGTCTGTCATTAACTGAAGTGCGTCACTTAAGCCTTTAGCTTCAGCTCCAGCAAATACTTCGTTACCAGACAGCAGGTCTACATTAACACCTTTAAGAAATTCACTAAGAGTTATATTCTCTAACTGATCAGGTGAGTATTCAGACAACCCAGTCATGTTTTTAACAAAAGAATACAAGTCTTGTAGCCAAGTTTTAAAACTTATTTTTTGAGCTGCGGTAACAAAAGCTTCTCCTTGATCTCCAATTGCAGTAGCTAAGGCCTCTTCTAGTATATATGCGTCTATAGTTTCTTGACTAGCACCGTCTTTAAGCATTTGCTTTACAACCCTCTTATACTCTGGGCTTTCTTTAATCTGTGTCTCATACGCAGTACCTTTTATAAGACTCATTCCCTTTTTAAAAAGCTCAGGCTTGGCCTCTTTAGCTACGTTAAGCCATATATGACCAAACTCATGTATGGGTGTGTTGAAGTTTTCTAGACCTGGGTTTAAGTATAGTTTACCATTCATTACAGCGCCATAAACCTTTTGACTTTTTGTCGATAAGGATTTAGAGTTTAGGTCTTTAGTCAAAGCATCAAAGTCTTCTTGACTAGACATTACTTCTACGTTAGGAAACGCTCTTTGAAGAAGGCTCACAAACTTTTTATACGTGGTTGTTTCAGGAGATGATAATTTTCTAGACTGACTAGCGCTCATAGAAGCGCTTCTCATTTCATTTGCTTTAGCCTCTTTAGATGTGACATTTCTTTTTGAAGCAGGCTTAGTTTTTGTGGCAGCAACTTTTTTCTTTACTAGCCCAGCGGCTTTAGCATTAAGGGAGCTCATTGAAGACTTATACATATTCCAAAAAGGAACAGTCTCTTTTAGTAAGCCAACAGCTTTTCCTCTTATGTATACTGGGTAGTTTTCATGCTTAGGAAGTCCTTCTGATTCTTGCTGCTCTCTTGTTAGTATAGCTTCGCTAGCCGTCTCTTTAGTTATTGGGTTCCCTTGTTTGTCAGTCACCTGAAGAACTGTTGTTAGTGCCCCTGCGGGTAGATCTGACGCAAACTGTTCTACATTTAAATCTCGTATATCCTCAATAGTAACTTGATTCTGCTGAAGTATTACTCCTAATTCAGTTTCAGCTTTTACATCTCTTGAAGGAACAAGTTTTTTCATTATATCGGCCTTAGTATCTACATCAAGATCACCTATAAGAGACATCATTTCATTAATGTTTTTTGCGCTATTTGCAATACCTCTTACTTTTTCTACAGAACTTTTTTTGAATTCTTGAGTTTTAAGTTTCTCACTCATTAAATCAAAAACTTTATCTTGAGTATCGCTGTCCAGTCCGTTTACAGACTCTACAAAAGTTTCTAGTATAGCAATATTTGAGTCTACAGCGCTAGGGCTCATGTTGTACACCACAGAAAAATCTGAGTTTATAGCGCCATCAATTATTCTTTTAGCCGCAACTTTGTCAATAGAAGCCCAGGCAACTTTACCAAACAACTCATCCATCATAGGGAAGAAAGGGCCTCCCATTCTCTTTAATGTTTTATTACCTACTTTAACTTCACCCACTTTTAGCTGATCTGCCATGACTAGGTTAACTCTTTTACCAATAAGCTCACTCAGTCCCATCCTCTTTACTTTAGCTGCTAGTTTTGAGTTTTCTTTAACATCTATCTGATAAGTTTTTACGTTGGGCGCTGGATTGGTTGCGTCAAACACCTCTTCTTCTAGCTTGGTTTGATTTGCAGGATCCTCCATCATCTTAACCGCCTCTTGAACCAAGGCGGTTTTTTTCTTTTTAGGAGTAACTTCAGTATCTAATTGAAGCTGAGCGTCCACATTGTTATTTGCTTGTTCAGGAAGAGCCTGCTCTAAGCTTTCTATCTCTGCTTGAATCTCAGGCGTCGTCTCGACTTGGGCTTCCCCGATGGGCTCTGTGAATTCTTGCTCAACTTCTTCTGTAACGGTTTGTTCTTGGGTGTCTCCTTCTCCCATTGTTTCGCTAACTGTGGTTTGTTCTTGTACATCCACGCTCTCTGTGCTTGACTCTTGAATGGCATCGCTGTCTTCTTTTAATTTTGCTTTGTTTATTTCACTTTGAGATCTTAGCCTTTCTTTCCTTTCTTCCGTCTGGTTTTTAAGCTCAGGGTCATTCTTGACATCAAATGTTGTTCCTGCAAAAGACTTGTCGTCCGCATTTAAAGACTCAGTATAAATATCTAAGCCAACCTGTTCTCCGTTTATAAAATACTGAGCAGGCTTAACTAGCTTTCCATAAGCATATGTAAGAGGAGCCTTACCAGCTCCCCCTATAGTCTCAAAACCTATTTCTCTGGCGTCTAAGTCTTGACCTGCAAAAAGCCTTGCCGCAGTCTCTCCTACACCACCTCCGACACTCTCTGCTCCTAGAGCAACAGCCGCTCTCTTTCCTTTGCCCGCACCTTTTGCTGCTAGCTTTCCAATATACTTGCCTCCAAGCCCAGCAGAATATCTGTCTATTATACCAATAATAGCGCCTCTTCCTGCAGACTTTGTTCTGATCCGACGTAGGGCGTCGGCATCATTAAGAACAATACTAATATTTTCTTTATTAAAATCTAAGCCTTTAGCCTCTACTTCTTCTCTTAAGAACTCTGCAAAAGATATTCCTGTCTCTAGTGCGGCTCCAGACGCGCCAAAAGCAAAAGGCAATGATGAAATAGCTCCACCAATAGCACCTGGGATTGCGCCTATGCCACCAAAAGCAGATCCGCCTACAGCTCCAGCAGTAGCTCCAGTTCCTACTGTTGCTCCAACAGCTCCAGCTGAAGCTTTGTTAACCATTTGTGCTGTTGTCTGTGCAGCTAACTGAGCCATTAATGAGATCGGAGCTGTAGATAGACCCTTTATAAATCCAAAAAGACCTCCTCCACTCTCATCATACACTTCGTTAAACCTCTTCATCTCATCCGTCTGACCCATTGAAGCTAGCTCTTCTTGAGCAGCAAGGAACTCTTCAATGTCTGTGGCTGATGTATTAGCCCCCTTAAACATTAAGTCATAGGACTCGTCAGCGGTGTTTCCCTGCACATATCCTTGTTCAGCAGACCTATATATGTCTCCCACAAAATCAGCAAAGCCTGAGACTATAGGGATGTTCTTGCCTACAACTCTTTCAATAAGGGTGTCTTTCTCACCCGACTGAGGAGCGGAACCATCCGATGTGCCACTGACTTCCACCTCTTGTGCAGTGGAGTCCATACCATCCTGCGGAGGCGTGGAAGGTAATTCGGAGTCTTCTTTTTTTTTTAAAGGATCTTGACCGAGAAAATACTTAGAATTAAAAGCATCTTGACCTTGAGTAAAGTAACCTTCCCTTTCGGCAACGCCATAGACTTTATCTTGGTAGGATTTATCCTGAGTCTGCTTAGCAAATTCATCAAAGGACTTAGTGTAGAAACCATCTCTACTTAAAACTTTCCAAAGCTTTTCTAACTCGTTCATCTTGTTTTATTATAGTAATTAATCTAATTCACCTGTCCCCTCAGTAGGCAGCTCAAACTTAGTTTGAGGAGCATCTACAATCTCACCCCTAGCGTTTTGACCTGTTCCAAAACCTGATCCGTCACCTTCATTAATACTTGAGCCAGTTCTGTAGTTAGGCCCCTGTAAGCCACCTCCCTGTGCCTGTCTTGATGAACTTCTTCTTGATTCTAGAATCTCATCTAAGGCATTCCCGAGTTCTTGACTACCAGGCTTGACAATATATCTTTTCTGTGTAACTGCGTCAAATATTTCAAGTGGCCCTGGATCGCCAGTAGTTGAGCTAGGAAGCTGCTTTATAACAAAAGGGTTTGGAGCTCTATTCGCTGATGTTTGAAGGTGTAAGCTATTAAGTGTTTCAATTAATTCTTTAGATAGTCTAACTGTATTATCAATAGCTGTTAGATCTTCTTTAAGTTGATTCTTTGACGCATTAAAGCTAGTATCGTCAAACAAATAAGTTCCAGCCTGAGCGGTGGAGGATCCATCACTAAACACTCTTCCTTTTTCTTGCTCTTTAGCCATATACTCTGCAAGCTGTTTTTTGCTTATAGGCTTACCAGTAATAAACTCAGCATGAGAAGTTATCCAAGTCGCTCTGTCAATCTGATCACCATTACTATCAAGAAGGCTAATGGTTTTAGTCTCATAATCCTTTGGGTCAGTAACAACAACTCCATTAATTTCTGGAGCGTATGTAAACACTAGTGAATTCTGCCTCCTATCGACCTTTTTTATATTTGGATTGGTTCCGGTCTGTTGCTCAACTCGAGCCGTTAGGGTGGCCTGATCTCCACTAAAGAAATCCTCCATCCTATCTATATCTATAGCCACAGCGTCTTCTATTTGACCTTGAACCCTAGCTTGAGTTCGGTCTATATCTTGTCTTTTAGTCTCAATAGCCCCCCTAACGCTGTCTTGAAGACCATCGAATGCCCACTGTTGCACTGTCTTCGTCTTATTACCAATAGTTAGGTTTCTTTCTACATCGGGAACTCTTCTTCCGTCGTCTCCGGTAATTAATAAAATCTTTGTGGGGTCTGAGTCTGCTATCTCCTTACTCAAAGTAAAGTTATCACTGCTCACTCCAGAGTTTAGTTCAACAACAATCTGAGCCACATCTACATCGTCAGTCATCATAGACTCAATTGCGTTAGATTCCGCCCCTACGTAGTCATCATTTAAAAACGCGCTTGTTGTCTTAGCCCCGGCTTTTGTAAAGAACTCATTTGTAGCGAGAATCTTAACCGCAGAACTCACCTCCGAAGATATGTTAATTGATTTTCGTTGAATATCTTCATCAATAGACAGGGTGTTTACGTTTATAAGCTTGTCTGGATCCGTTATTACCTCTCCATTTTCATCTTTCATAGCAATATAGCCTATATATGTTTCTGGGTCTATATAGTATGTGCTATTGTCTGAAAACATTGCTTTTTCACGACGGATATTTTCCCACACAGTTTGCGCAGCGACTGTGCCATCGGCTAGAGCCTTATCGTTTGCAGCTCTTCTTGTTGCGTAGGTGGTCATACTCTGCTTTAATCCCTTTGCTTGATTAAGGATAAGCTGTCTTTTTTTAGCAAACTCTCTAGGAGTTATCTCTAAGTTTTTCATCTGCTGAAAAGCAGTATTAGTTGCTGATGCCATGTTATCAGTAGCACCAAACGCCCATTCAGCAGAAGTAAGGGGAGCGTTTTCGCTAACTTTAGCTATACTGTCTAAAGTTTCTTGAGTATTTTTTTCAATTAAATCCCTTTTCTCCTGCCGCCTAACGGATTCAGCTTCTAAGTCATTGCTTAATTTCGTTCCAATACCAGCCCAATCAACATTTGCTTTTAATGGGTTTCTTTTTTTAAACTTGTAAAACGATTTAGCCATATAAATTTACTTAGTTGTTGTATACATTCTAGAACCTTGCAAAACTATCTTGCATTTGTTGAATAGCCGACTGTATTCCTTTTTTTGATTTACCTCTACCAAAAAGGTAACTTGTGTCAAAGTCTCCCATGTTTTTAAACAAGGGGTTAAGGAGTTCGTTACCAACAAATGCATTGAGGCCCCCTGTTAATGCCTTACTGGCAGATGTGTTCGCAAGTCCGGCCGCTTCAGCATACATTGCCGCTGCATCTTGAGCCCCCTCTGCTTCAGCTTCTGCAATTGCCTGCAACTCATTGTTGTTTTCTCTCTCGTTCTTAGCTACTGCAATATCTCTCTTGTATAGGTCTGCAGCAATCTGATCTCTTTGTTGCTGGTTTGCATTAACCGCCAATGCCTGTAAGCCGCCTAAGCCGCCTAAAAGACCTCTAGCGCCTGTCTGCTGAAGGGCGTCTATCCCTTGTTGTTGTTGACTAGTTATTTCCCTTTGAGCATTTTCGTAGGCCTCCATAGGGACGCGCAACGCTTCCATCTCGTTTATAGAGGCAAAACGTTTAGCTTCATCTATGGCTGTTTGTGCCGCGGTCTCAGCCTCTCCCATCAATCTTTTTGATCTAGCAGCTTGCGCGTAGCTCATTCCTGCCCCTAGAATTTGCGGTGCGGCTTTTAGTGCCGCGCCTATAACATACCCTGGTATTACCATAACTTTATAATTTGAGTTAATACAAAGGTAACGAAAATCATGGATATGATTTAAATATACTAGACTCTACAGTAAACAGCTCCACATGCGTGGTGCTTGTGTTCGTTAAAGTGAACTCACAATAATATCCCATAACTCCTTGAGATTCTGCTTGTGGGTTTTTAACGGCAAAAACATAGTTGCCATTAACGGGCGCGGTTCCTGTTAAAGTTACCGTAAGAGTCTTTCTGTCTGCCGATACAGCCGTTAGGGAACCAACTTCTAATTCTGGATTTAAGTCCTTGTATATCTTATCGCCAATGCTAACAATAGGGTTTATTGCAAAAGCAAATACTAGCGTGTATGTAGCCCCCACATTACTAACTGTAGTTACATTGCCTATACCATCAACAGACCTCATGTGAAAATTAACGGGAGACTCATTCGCCCTTATAGAGGCATAGTAGCTACCCTCTTTTAAGTCATACCACGCTGAGTTTATAACGCCAGTCTCTAGGTTAGTCTTGAAGGCGGCTCCCCAAGGACTGTTTGCCTCTAAGGATAAAGTCTTAAATTTTTTAGATGCTGTAGGCTCTATATTAAAAACACTTGTCACTGTAGAAGGGTAGCTTACATTGTAAAACTTATTTCTACCTTCATTTGTGTTGTGTCTATATAAATTACCGGCTTTAAAAGTGTATAGGTAATTGTTCATTCCCATTATATACTCAGGTATGTAAGAGTAAAAAGAAGGGAACCCCTTTACGGATGCGCTATATGTTATAGTATAATCACTCATGATACACAGCCTATTGTTAGTTCATACTCTGTATTTCCTGCAGGGACAATCTTAACAACTGCCTGCGTTGGGTACTTTGTTGTTTTAGGAATCGAAAGAGTTCCACTTGCACTAACATTCGTGCTTGTGTACACCACCCCGTTATACGTAACTTGAAACTCTATTGTAGTGGCAATAGTGCTAATGGTATATGTTAAGACAAATGTATTTAACGCAGCTCCTACGTTGCCAAGCTCTACGGTAAACTCTCTAGTCACTGCGTCGTTCGCATTAATCTGCGCTCCGCAAGGAATGATTGTCTCACCCATGGCAACTTCATCGTCTTTTACAGACAACACATATTCGTTCATGTAGGGGTCATAGCCCCCTAGTTTTTGCCCATCAAAATATTCAATAAACCTATCCCTAAACCAAGATCGCATACCATAGTTAGATATAACCTCCAACTGCTCATTAGCACTAACTCCACTTAATTTTATGACAGCCCCTCTTTTGGCATCGGTAAAGTAACGATCAGATCCATACGCAGTAAAGCTCTCTGGATTAAAACTAACACCATACTCTTCTATTCTTGCAATCTGATTACCTATAACTTCTGGTATCGAACTTATAATTCCACCTGTCCCTGGAGAGCTTATGAGGTTTTTAGACGCTAGAACATAACTTATCTTGTCTTCTTGAAGAACTAAAATATCCGTTGACCTAGAGTGAAGCTTTTGAATAGAGCCAAAGTTTTGTTCTAAGTCTTTAAAATTAACAAGAGCCAAATTAAACTCATTTAAATTATTGACATTTGTCGTGGGCTGATACACTCCACTATATGTCAAGCTAGAGTCATTTCTTGTTTGATTATATCCTTCTGCGCTTACGCCATTAACACGACTTCCAATAGCTAAGGGATCTCCAGTTATTAAGTCCTCAATCTTATAACCTTCTACTCCGTTTCCAAAAGTATATGCGTTAAAAAAATCTAAATTAACAATTGCTGGCTGAGATCCTGTTTGCGTTTGAGCGTTACCTTGATGAAATCTATTGGTGATAGAAAAACTCTGAGAGCCTTCATAGAAAATACCCTCTGCAACGCTAGGGGCTTTAGTTTCAAATACTAAGAAATTAACAGTTCCCGCTATGCTAATGCTTCCCTCTGTTTCTATCTTAGCAACTAATTGACCATTATTATTTGTGAATATGTCTAAAACTTCAACCTCTACAAGGTTGTTTAAAGGCCCGAACCCATCTACCTTACATATTAATGTATCTCCTATAATAAACTTTGTTTGATTTTCTCCCTCCAAAGGAAGATAGGTAGCGGTATCTGCTCCTCCTCCAGTTTCAATTTTTGTTCTTCGTATGTAAATAGTTTCAAAATCACCTTGAGAGACTTGCAGTGCAAACTTATATCTAGATGCCCATGGTGGCGCAAGGTTGTTTATTGTAGCCTTGAGAAAATTTCTAGTTTCTGATAAGCGCACAGAGACAAACTGATTATTTGTCTCAGAGGTTAGCACAGTAGAGTTTCTCCCTTGCGCGTCCATATACACTATTCCTAGTTGATAGTCTCTATTGCTATGAAGTGTTCTATTAAAATCGCTTTTTATATAACCAACAACAGGGTCTACGATTTCGGAATAGAAGGCAAGTTTTTTACTACTGTCCCCTTCGAGAGTATACATCATTGCAGGAGCTTGCAGTTGAATCACATTGGCATTAATAACAGTAATTCCAAAAGATTGATTATTAGTTCCACTTCCGTTGGGGGCCGTTCCAATAAAGGTTCCATTTTTATTCCAAGGGGTTGTAACCCCTTGAACATTGTCAAAAGGGTTAGGCATTGCACAACCAAACTTATCTCCAAAAGTTAATCCTTGACAAAGATTGGTCGTATTTTGCATTGTTGTACTACCAAGAGCTGCTTGAAATGTGGTTCCTGCAGCAATCCAAGCTTGTATATTGGCATAGTTAGCATCTACAGTTATACTTATAGAAGTCCTAAAGGTGTTAAATGTAAGTGTAGAGTAATTTGCTATAGTAGTAGTTTGTTGTTTAAATTTAAAACCAAGCTCTATTGTAACTATGTCTCCGGTCTCTAGGGTTGCATTTGTAAAATTAAGTTGAGCAGCAGAGCCTGCCACTGTAAAAGCGGGACTAGTAAATCCATCATTATAGGCTGTAGCACCATTTTTAACCTCCGATAAAATCTCGTCCGTACTTATGGCTGACTCACTAACTATCTCAGTAGTGTAGTTTATAAGCAACGGCTCTCCATTAGGGTTTGTTACATTGTATCCCTCCACATAGTTCCCGTAAAAAATACGATTACTCATAGTTGTTTGAGCCTTTGCTTTTAAGGGAACATTGTCGAATAATCGTAAAAGTTCATCAGAAGATAATGTGGAAAAAACCTTACTGTTAGAAAAATCAACCGTCTGAGTGGTGTTGTTTGGCCACCCTTCCTCTTCTTTGTTAAATTTTTGAATTACATTAACTACGTTTGTGTTGCTTACCTTAAAACACAAGTCTATGCCTATGACGCTAGCACCCCCAGTGTCAAAAGAAACAGCGGCAGCGTTAAACGCATTTCGCATACCAGTATTTGAATACATCTCTAACGTAACAAGGTATGGCCCTGGACAAAACGCCGCTTCTGAAAACTGAGATAGTGCGCTATACTGAAGGTTCTCATACTTATAGCGATATGCAAACGAAACAAAGTTTGTCTCCATAAAATCATCATCCCCACTTATATTTTTAAGTGTAAATGTTGGAGAGGTTATAGGAGCTGGTCGTAACACGCTAATGTCTGCCTCAGTAAAAGAGTTGGCGTATTTTCTATTTACATCAATAAACCTTGGTGGGTTTAAATCATCTGTAAAAAACAAAAAGTTATCTATTAAGTCCACTCCCGTGACTAAGAACTTAGGGTCAAAGTTTAAAACAGATGTAGAGATTAAATGATAGTTAAGGGCTTGAATGTTAGTGTTGTATGACACCACCATGTCTACGCCTCTAGTGGGGTCGTGAACAAACCAGTACATGGTCTCCGTTGTCCCGTCCTCGTAAGCACCAATACAGACAGTGTTTGCACTTAAAACACCTCCGTTATATTCTAGTGTGGTTATTTGCTCATTACCCTTTGTGTTCTCTACCGCGCCAATAGTAGTCCCCTCAGTTGAGCCTAATCGTATATTCAGAGCATCTCTATACTCACCCATAGGGAGTATTCTTTCATCGACGCTTTTGTTCATGCGCCCCTTTATGAAATTAGTTTGTATGTCCATGCTACTTAAGCCACTTATTCTGACCTCGCAAGTTCATAAGCAGACGACCAGGGTGAATGTTACTGATTCTTATCTTAGCATTTCTTAACAACGCTGTCTTTTCTTTTCTAGACCTACCAACAATATACTCTTGAACGCCTAGCTTAGAGGATAATATGGCGTATTTAATGTGAGCATACACATAGTCTTCAAATAGTTTATTTACGCTTATAGAGGCGATATCTCCACCTTCCATTCCGTCAGACACATACTCAAGTATTGCTATCTTATCTAACATACCAGAGCTAAAGTTTATAACGCCTGCAGACTTATCAATTCTAAAAGTAGGATTGGCGTTTGCCGTTTCAGTATTTAGACCATATCTAGCTCCTACATTGTACTCAAAATACCAAGAGCCATCACAACACCACCCTTCTCTCCCGTTAAAGTTGGGATTGTTTTCGTTTAGGTATATGCTTTTTTTAGTTCCTTTTATTCTTTCTATATCTATATTAGAGTATTCCGGCTTTAATATGTTCCCGTCTTGATCAAATAAAACTCTACTCTCATTGTCTTGAAGATAGGCGCTACTTGAGTTTAGCTGAATGTTTTCAGTAAGAGGAAAAATAACCCCATCTCTATACAGAGATATCCTTACCCAGTTCACATAGTCAGAAGGAAGTACAAATCTTAATTCATTGTCAACACTTAACTCTAGCGCCTTAATCTCTTTAAAGGCATCATAGTTTAGTTCTTGAATCGCTCTCTTGGCGTGAAACAATACTTGATACCTCTCCACATTGTTTACTAGCTCATTATTGCCAGCATATATAGCCATAAAGTTATTTACGATATCAGATAGACTTGTGTATTGATATGATCCCCAATTTGTTTCCTCTGCAGGATTGGCTCCGTTTGTGTAATATTGAAACTGAGTTAAGTATGCCATATCTTATTTTTCTGATTGAGATTCTTGCGTTAATTCACTATCTGCAAACTTAACCACATCACCTTCTCTTATTGAAACTCCCGCGTATTCTAGAATCTTCATGACTAAGTCGGGCTCATCTGACAAGGGGAGCTCAAAGTCTTGATAGTCTGCCGCAGAAGCATTAAATACTGGGCCTCCAGAAGTTAATTGCACCCATGTCCACTTAGGATCTAAGGGGGTTCTAATATAGTAAGAGTCTACGTTAGTAGCTCCATTAATAGTTGTAGGGTATACCTCTATAATGTTGCCTCTCTGAACATATACTGGAAAAGCAGCAGTGGGGGCCAATAGGTTTGTTGATATTAAGCTTCTTATCTTATTTTCTTCTACCTTCTCTATCTCTACACCTGGTTGTCCAGCTCCGATTGTGTTGTATTGAACGACATTTAAAAGGTAGTAGTCTGAAGGTAAAGTGTATTTGCTTGTATTAGCGGTGGCTTGAGTTAAAGTTGCCGTCTTGGAAAAGCTAGAAATAACCTCTTCATATCCTTTGCTTATATCGACAAGCCCCGTACCTGACTGACGAGCATTTTCTTTTACCACTTGATAGTTTAGGTTATAAAAATAATCTTCAAACAAATCCATCTGCGCTTGCTTGGCAAATTGATTAAAGTCTGACGGGGATATATATCCGTAGTTATTTTTATTTAATACCGATAGTACAGTATTCCTTACTGAGTTTATCATTTTTAAAAGGTTTTAACAAAGATAGACAAAAAAAAGAGGCCTCTTTTGAGGCCTCTAATTCGTAATAATGAGTGCAATAGATTAACTAAATACACTCATTGTGATTGAAGTCACAGTCTGACCACTAGGTAGAGCTACTGGTACTACAACATTTGTCCAGCTAGTTTCTGCAGCAACGACTAAAGCGTCATTGATTGCGTCAACTAAAGCTGCAGTTGAAGCTACTGTTACACATCGTAGATGATGAGAAACAGATCCTGCTAGGTAAATGTCTAGGCGTGTTGCGCTATTTCGTTCTACATAAATGCCCTCTCCACAAGGAACCAACTCAGTTCCTGCTCCTGTTACTAAAGAAATATATTTTGCCATCAGTTAAAAATATTAGATGTTAATAAAGCACAAAGATAGTCAAAAAAAAAGACCCCATTTCTGAGGTCTTAATTAGAGTAAAGGTGAATTACTTTTGTTTTTCTAGAAGCTTGAGTGTTTCAATACCATCATCGCTCTGCAAATATGAAGCCACAATATAGTTGGCAGACTCCCCGAAAGGAACTGTCAACATTTTAGTTTTGTTCTTTGGTAGATTAAAGTACACGTCTTTGTTATTATTGCGCATACCTAAGATACCATCTTCAAAAAACTTAGCAACCTTGCTCTCTAACTCAAGCATAGGGTCGTTAAGTAAGTCTAAAAACTCAAAAGGGTTCTGCTTGGCAAATACCAAGACATCTCTTTTTAATTCTGCGGTAGTCATTCTGTCAACAGAAGACCCTAGAAGAACCCGAGATATATTCTCAAGCATCTCTAGCGTTAGTCCTCTAGCGGCAATTAAAGCATCAACCTCAGCATCAAGGCTCTCAACCTCTAGCTTGGCATCTTTTTCTTTATTTACTTCCTTAAAAATATCTCCAAAGCCTGGGTGATAAGACAGAAACTCTTGAAGAACAGGGTTTTCTTTAGGAACATGCAAGAACCCATCGTCAAAGATTATAGGTTCAACAATAGCAGTTCCGTCTTGCTCGTCTTCAAAAGGTGATTTTTGGTTTCTAGCATACCGAAGAGGCTTGTTGCTAGTGCCATCAAAATACAATAGAGGATTACGACGTGTGTGTCGTGATGATAGCATAAATGAGAGTGGAGGTGTTTGGCGATTAAGCACAAAACTTTTGTCCACAAGAGATAAAGATTTTTTCATTAGATATAATTTAATATGATTTAAAAAAAGGGAGGGTGTTTAAACACCCCCCCGTTGAGTTTATTTATCCTTCAAACAAGAAGAAGTTGTTAGCACCTAAAGTACAAACAGCACGCTCAGAAAGGTAATTAACCTCCATTGCATCAAGGCTGCTTGTTGCAGCGCCTCCAGCAGAACCTGTGATCCAAGTCTTATATCGACGATCTTCAGTCTCTGAAGCACGATATCTAACGTGAAGGAAAGGACGCTTAGCGTTCTTACCAAGGATTTGGTCATAAACAGTAGTAGATCCAGCAGGAACTAAAAGCCCTGAAATCTTACCAGCATTTAAACCACCACGCATTGTTGGGTCGTTCAAGTATTTCCAGTCAGTCTTATAGAAGTCATAACCACGAGTGAAGCCTTTGAAACCTAAGTTTAAAGCCATCTCCTCGTCATTGTCAAACAATCCGTAAGAAGTACCACCTGCTCCATAAGCGTTTTGTGAAGCCAACATATCGTCAATGTCAAAACCAAACTGACGGTTTAAGAAAATAACATTCTCTTGGATAGCTCCTTGCTTGTCTAATCTTTCGATCATAGCGTCAAAGTCAGCCAATGTAGTTGGATTTCCTCCAGACCAAACATTACCTCTAAGACCAACAACGTGGAAGATACCTTCAGATCCTTTGTTTCCAACATCAGCTGCAGCAGAACCAGTAGCGCCTGCAAATCCAATAGCTCCTGATCCAGCAGCAGCAGGAACAGCCTCAACCATAGCAGTCTCTAGGTAGTCCTCAAAGCGGAGACGAGTCTCATGCTCTGACTTCATATACCATAGGTATCCAGAAGCACCATTCTCAGTAGTAACCTCTACCCATCCAATCTGAGCCATGTCAGAACCAGAAACAGCGTACCTGTCCTTGATAATGATAGGAGAGTTCTCAAAAATTGAATCGTCAGCCTCTAAAGAATTCGTCATTCCATCAGTTCCTTTCTTAAATTCAGAACCATAGATAAATACAGTAAACTTGTCAGCTTGGGCTGCAGTCATACCAGCCGCTTCATAGAAAGCAACAGTAAATGTTTTATTATCATAGTCTACTCCAGTTACAATAGCCTTATTGGTTGTTGAAAGAGAGTTAGCTGAAAGCATAACTGTCTGTCCAATTCTGATAGCGATACCTCCAGTATTTGGATTAAGCGTATCGTTAACAGTAAATGTTGCAACATCTGCATTAGTCAAAGCTGCTGTTGAAGTACAATCAACGTACTTAGTGTGAAGTCTTCCTTGCTCAGCCCATTTGATAAGGTCAGAGTTAGAAGGCATTTCAGCGCCAACCATTCTCAAGAAAGAAGCTACGGTACGGTTACCGTAACGCTCAAATTCCTTTTCATAAGTATCAGGAAGATACTGATTCAAGAAATTGAAGTTAGTAATATAATTTGTGGCAAGCGCTACGCGCTCGGCACTGGGTTGTAAGTCAAACCCGGGAACTGCATCTACAGCCATAATAATTTATTTTAATCATTTATTTTTATTTGAACGGATCCTTAAGCCACGACCGGAGTCAGTGCTTACGGACTTCACGTTGAACCCTCCCTTACTAAGATTTTGTGGCGTCTGCCTAATATCCATATTAATGTTCTTAGACTTTCTTGCTACATTGTCTACAGCGTCCGACATGCCTTGTTCATAAAAGAA